GAGTATGGTAACCTTACGGCTCTATACGATCAAAACCCGCAACTGTATCTCGACTATAACCTCAAGGATACATGGCTCATTCAACAGTTCGAAGACGAAACGGCTCTTCTCGCTCTCGTTATGACTGTCGCATATGGCGGCGGCGTTAACTTCAGCGATGCCTTCGGCACCGTTGGTATCTGGGAAACCACTCTGTATCGTCGACTTATTCGAGACAATCGTGTTCCGCAGATCAAGGGTGGTCCTGGTGATCGTGGAAAGGATCTCGTCGGTGGTTACGTGAAGGATCCAAAGGTCGGTATGCATAAGTGGATCGTATCGTTCGACCTTAACTCTCTGTATCCGCATCTGATGCTTCAGTATAATATGTCGCCTGAGACTCATATGCAAGATAAGAGAGTCTATGTTACACAAGACATGGTTCTTAACGATCAGTTTGAAAACACAGACACCGAATATTCTGCATGCGCAAATGGCGTCTGCTTTACCAATAAAGTAAAAGGTGTAATTCCTGAGATCATTGACGAGTACTATGGCAATCGTTCAAAGATCAAGAAAGAAATGCTTGCTGTTGAACAAGCCATGGAAAACGAGAAGGATCCGGACAAAAAGAAGGATCTGAAGAAGCAGATGACTCAGCTGCATAACTCTCAGATGGCGATTAAGATTGCTATGAACTCTCTATATGGTGCGACCGCAAACGTCTACTTCCTTTACTATATCGGCGAGATGGCAGAAGCGATTACCACTTCAGGTCAACTGTCAATTCGTTATGCCGAAAAATCTGTCAACAAATATCTCAATAAAGTACTAAAGACGACCGATGTAGACTACATCGTCTATATCGATACCGACTCCATCTACGTGAACTTTGGTCCTCTTATCCAGGCAGTGTTCGGAACAACAGACATCGATCGAAAGACCGGTGAAGAATTCCTTGACAACGTATGTAAGGAAAAGCTCGAGGCGGTCATCGCTCTCGGATACGAGAACCTCGCAAAAAAGATGGGTGCTTGCCGTAACGCGATGGTTATGAAACGCGAAAAGATTACAGATAAGTCTGTGTTCGTCGCCAAAAAGCGATACATTATGAACGTTCTCAACTCTGAAGGTGTTCACTACGCAAAGCCAAAGATCAGTGTTACCGGTATCGAGTCGGTTCGTTCGTCGACTCCTGAAGTTTGCCGTGAGAAGATGAAAAAGTCGTTCGAGGTGATTATGAACGGCTCAGAGTCCGACGTGCAAATCTTCATCGAAGATTTCCGAGAAGAGTTCTTTAATCTTCCGGCTGAAGACATCGCAAAGATCTCTGGTACCGACGATATTGAAAAGTACATGGTAGGCAATGACTACAAAAGAGGTTGCCCAATGCACGTTCGTGGTTCGATCCTATACAACAAAGCTTTGAAGGAAAACAAGCTAGAGAATAGGTATCAGCTGATCCGTGGTGGTGACAAGATTAAGATCGTGTATCTCAATATACCAAACCCGATTAAAGAAAATGTAATCTCGTTTCCTAACGTTCTTCCAAAGGAACTCAACGTGGACAAGTACATTGACTATAACACTCAGTTTGAAAAAGTTTTCTTGGGACCTATCGAAAGCATTCTTGAAGCGATCGGTTGGAGATCCAAGAAGGTTGCGAGTCTCGAATCGTTTTTTATGTGATTGACATTTTGAAATATTATGGTATAAAGAATTATCAACTAACAAGGGGGAGATTAGAATGGATCCAAAGACCAGACTAGAAAGACTAGCGTCTCTAAAAGAAAAGCATACTGCAGTACATAACTTGGTTGAAGCATTGGAAGGAGAGAAAGCTCCTGAAGAAATGATCAACACTCAAAAGCGAATTAAGCTATCAATTAAAGATGAGATCACTTCTATCGAAGCCTGTTTGAAATCTGAAGGAGTTAAATATGTCAGCTGACCTTATCCATGACATGTATATGATGCACAACAAGTTTGGAGTGCACGAGTGGTTCGAAAAGAACAAGCACGACAAAGATCTGATGGACAAGTATCTTGAGTTCCGTCTCTCTATGTGCAAGGAAGAACTTGACGAAACGGTCGCTGCATACGCCGCAAAAGATTCTGAAGAGGTAGTCGACGGTCTCATCGATCTCGTTGTCTTTGCACTCGGTACTCTCGACGTGTTTGGTGTTGATGCAAAGGCTGCTTGGGATAAAGTATACGAAGCAAACATGTCTAAGTCTCCTGGTGTCAAGCCTGGGCGCCCGAATCCTTTTGGATTGCCGGATCTGCTCAAGCCTGAGGGTTGGCAAGCTCCATCTCATGAAGGAAATCATGGCCACCTTCCAAATGTTCTCATTTAATGGTTGACATCTCCTCCCGAATCAGATATTCTATATCTATAACGAGAGGAGAACAACTATGACTAAAACTGACATCGCAAAGCTCGTCGCAAATTTCGCCGCTAACGGCGGTGAGGTAAAAGTTCTCTCGCCGTCTCGCAAGCGGTTTAAGACCTGGCGCGGTAAGTCGGGCGCCTGGGCAAAGGGTGCGAAAAAAGTTGGTCTTCAGGACCGCAACTTCGCTTCTTAACTATTGACATTCGTTTAGAATCAGTATAGATTGACAATAGGAAAAGGAAAGGAACCATCCTATGACTCGCACTTCTGCTTATCGCTTCACTGTTCGTATGGTTAACGGCCAAGTTGCTCCTGAGGACCAAGCCGCTGTTGACGGTCTGCGTACCGTCGTCAAGCTTGGTAACACTGCTTTCGGTACCACTCAGTATGTCAAGCTGCAGGGTCGCGGTCATCGTCGCGGAGTTCGTCGCTACAATGACTCGCTTCCTCTTCCTTACGCCACGTCTGCTGACGTCTATGTATACACTCGATACCGATAATGACTTTAGAAACAAATCTTACAATGATCAAGTTGCTCCTGAACGACATACGTTCAGGAGCAAAATACAATTCTAACGATACTCGATCCATGAGATACATTTTCTGCAATGTTTACAATGCAGCTACTCACGAAAGACTCGGGATCGATAAAGGCATTGATAGTCCTGACTTCGCCTATATGTCCGAAAGATTTAAAGAGAAGTGGGAGTCTCTTGGCAAGCCAGCTGGTGGCGATGCTTTAAAGAAGTTTGGTATTCATGAACACGTCGTTCCTCTAAACATACTCATTCAAAAGATGGTAGAGGAGTGCACTGACGAGAAATCGATCTATGATTTCTTAAGTAAGCATAATCGCATCGTCTTCGTAACTAAAGAAGAAGATAAGATGCTAAACGAAGCTGGCTATCAAAGAATGATGCCGGAAAATGGTGATCGTTATAGTGCAGTTGGTATCAAAGTACATCCAGAACCAATCGTGTATAAAAACTTCGTAAAACATAGGAAAACCAAATGAAGTCAATTTCTGAACTCGCGAAAACGGCTGAATATATCGGGCATTTCAATGTCACGGAAACAGAGATAGATTATGTTACTGATAAGACGTGGTCTAACTTTCGTGACATGGGCAACATCGTTTACTTTATGTATGTAAAAGGTCGCTTAATGAAGATCGGCATTGCCGGTGGTTCTCGTGGGTGGTACGGTCGTGTTGATAAGTATAAAGGTGGCGCGAGTAAACGTGGTGATGCAACAAATAGACGTATTCTTAGAGTGATGAAGGAACTTGGAGAGTCTAAGATTGACATTTATGCTGTTGCTGCTCCTAAGATGCCAATATCATTGACATGTCCTTTGACTGGTGATATTATTAACGGTGAAGTAGAAGTAAATCGCACTATAGAACAAAATCTTACTAGTCGATATCTTAGTGAAAGTGAACTACACAATCTTCCTTTCTCAAAACAACTAAAATAGGAGGTATAATGCTACTCATCGTTGAAGGTATGGATCGCTGTGGTAAGTCAACGCTCGTTGAACATCTACGTAAGCGACACTTTACATCGCCAAACATTCTCGTGCATCACTCGTCTTCTCCTCCTAAGGTAGAGGACCCAAATGCATGGGAAATTAAACACTACGAGTCGTTGTTTCAATCGAGTCAGATGCTCGTTGACGACTACTTCTATGATGTGATCTTCGACCGCTTTCACCTTGGCGCGGCTGTCTATGGCGAGAAGTATCGTGGTGCAAACCCAGCTGATATCTATGAGTTGGACTATCGGTATCTTCGTAATTATCCAGAAGCAGCTCTCATTCTTCTGACTGATGATCCTGAAGCTATCGCTGCTCGTGACGACGGCGATAGTCTTGAGAAATCTCTACATGAATACAATGAAACGATGTCTGCTTTTATCGAAGCATACACCGTTTCTTCCTGCATGCACAAGCTTCATATCAACATCAGCATCAATGGCGGATTTGCAAACACCGTTCCTTCTGTTGAGCAATTTTTGAAAGGATTTAAATAATGGGTACTCAAGCAGATAGACAACTCGGCGTTGACATCGAGCATCTTATCGTAGAATTTTTCTCTAAGCGAGGCATCACGGCTAAACTTTCTAAAGATCCGTTCGACGCTGATAAAGATTTGATTCTTACCGTGAACGGTGAAGACCATTCTCTAGAGAATAAGTTGGAAACGCGTTTTCATATGTTCAATAGTTTTACAGTTCCGATCTCATCAAATGAAAAAGCGAGTGGCATCCATAGCAATCAGCTAAGCAAGTGTATGAATGTCGACATTCTTATCTTTTGTCAACGCCCAGAGCCTGATGATCCAGTCCTTAGGATTTACAGTGCCCCTCCTCTCGGTAAAAGAAATTTTGTAATCAGACAAAATACTCGTGATAAGCGATACGTTGCTCACTTTCCTATTGACAAAATGACTCTTATTGGTACAATTACTGATATGAGCATCGTTCAAAAATATATGAGACATGGAGTAATGGAATATGCAAAGAGTTTTTAATATTCGCAATCAACTCATTCAAAAGTATCGTGATCAAGACTTTGTGACTGATAAGACCGGTGTTAAAACCATCGAGCTTATCGGACAATCCTTTATCGCTGATGAGGATTGGATCATTCGTAAACCAAACTACGAATACATCGAACGTGAACTCGAATGGTACGAGTCGCAGTCTCTGTATGTTGAAGATATTCCTGGTGAGACTCCTGCGATCTGGAAAAATGTTGCTTCAAAACATGGTCGTATCAATTCAAACTATGG